GTGGTGTAGAATATGAATACGAAAGCATGAAGCTGACGTACGTACCCAAGCCACGCACGTACACGCCGGACTTTTACATCTCCGAGACGAACATCTACGTCGAAGCGAAGGGTCATCTCGACAAGGGTGATCGGATGAAAATGCTTCTAGTCAAGGAACAACATCCGGACCTCGACATCCGTTTTGTGTTTTTGCGTGCCAACAACAAGATATACAAAGGGTCCAAAACCACGTATGCTCAGTGGGCTACGAAACACAAATTCGAGTGGGCAGAGGGATCGATCCCAGAGGAATGGTGCAAGAATGGATGAAAAAGATATGCAGTCAACCCTAGAAAAAGCGAGTCTCTTGTCGGATCGTTGGTACTTGATCCTCAAAGAGGGTGAAAGCGATGATCATGTGAGCATGACAGCGTACGACACGACAGAAGAAGACGAGGACGATGAATACATTCCTGCGGGCGCGGTGATCCTGTCCGGACTCATAGAGTTGATGGAGTCTGACTTTGAGCGTGTGATGTCAGCAGGGCTAGCACGCTTACGTTTTCAGGCGGCACAAGAGGCGATGATAGATATCACAGGTAACGGCGTTGACGTGAAGCACGATCCGGAAACAAACATCGTAAAAGTAGAATTTGGAAAGAAGCAATGAGACACGAGGACTACATGAAGAAGCGGATGGAAGAAGAAAGCATGGCAAGTATGCAAAGCGTAGCGAACGCAAACTGGTTGGCGGATATGGTCAACAATCCGCCGCACTACAATCAAGCAGGGGTTGAGTGCATCGACGCTATACGTGCTGCCACAGATGAAGGCTATCAATACTACCTACAAGGAAACATAATAAAGTATCTCTGGCGTTATCGTTACAAGAACGGCGTCCAAGACCTAGAAAAGGCGAAGTGGTACTTAGATAAACTTATCGAGGAGATAGACGATGAATAATATGCTGCCTACACCATATCAGCAGTTTATACACAAGTCCCGCTACGCACGCTGGCTCGACGATGAGCAGCGTCGTGAGGACTGGGACGAGACTGTGTCTCGTTATACGGACTACATGCGTAATCAGGTTCGCGGCAAACATAACTACGAAATCGCTGACACGGACATGTTCGACATCGAACAGGCTATTCTTAGTCAGGAGATCATGCCGTCGATGCGTGCGATGATGACTGCAGGTCCGGCTCTCGCTCGGGACAACATCTGCGGTTACAACTGTAGCTACATTCCGGTGGACAGTCCTCGTTCGTTCGACGAGTGCATGTACATCCTGATGTGTGGCACGGGCGTGGGCTTTTCTGTTGAACGAGAGAACGTGGACAAGCTGCCGATTGTCAGTGACACGATGAATGACACAGACACGGTGATCAAGGTCGGCGACTCGAAGCCCGGGTGGGCGAAGTCGTTGCGCGAACTCATCGCTCTTCTCTACGCTGGTCAGATTCCAAAGTGGGACTTATCTGCTATACGCCCGTCAGGTGCGCGTCTCAAGACGATGGGTGGTCGTGCGTCCGGGCCGAAGCCTCTCAATGACTTGTTTGTGTTCACTGTGAAGCTCTTTCAAAAAGCGAAGGGCCGTCGCCTCTTTCCGATTGAGTGCCACGACTTGATGTGTAAGGTAGGCGAGGTTGTTGTGGTAGGTGGCGTACGTCGCTCTGCCCTGATCTCCCTGTCGAATCTAGGTGACGAGCAGATGCGCCACGCCAAGACGGGTGAGTGGTACGACGAACCCGAACGTGGCATCTTTCGTGACGGTCAGCGCGGACTCGCTAACAACTCCGTAGCCTATAAGGGTAAGCCAGAAATAGGTACGTTTATGCGTGAGTGGCTGGCTTTGTACGACTCGAAGACGGGAGAGCGGGGCATCTTCAACCGCCAAGCTGCGGACGTACAAGTAGCCCGTAACGGACGCCGTGAGACTGGGCACATGTGGGGTACGAACCCCTGTAGTGAAATCATCTTGCGCCCGTATCAGTTCTGTAACCTGTCAGAGGTTGTCGTACGGGAAAGCGACACACTCGACTCTTTGAAGCGCAAAGTGCGTCTCGCTACGATTTTGGGCACCATGCAGTCTACGTTGACTGATTTTAAATACTTGAGGAAGGTATGGAAAGACAACACAGAGGACGAGCGTTTGCTCGGCGTATCCTTGACTGGTATCATGGATCACTCCGTTCTTTCAAAGTCCGTAGACTCGCCGCGCTGGCTCGAAGAGATGCGTCAGGTGGCCGTCGATACGAACAAGGAGTACGCGGAGAAGCTTGGTATTCCACAGTCGGCTGCTATCACTTGTGTAAAGCCGTCGGGTACTGTATCGCAACTGGTGGACGCTGCAAGCGGCATTCACGCTAGGCACAACGACTACTACATTCGTACCGTGCGTGCTGACAACAAAGACCCTTTGACACAGTTCCTCAAGGAACAAGGGGTGTACAGTGAGGCGGACGTAACCAAGCCTGACACAACCACCGTGTTCTCATTTGCGATGCGATCACCCGATGCTGCTGTCACACGCACTGACATGACGGCTGTAGAGCAACTAGAGTTGTGGAAAACGTACGCAATTCACTGGTGCGAACACAAGCCGTCAGTTACAATCACTGTGAAAGAACACGAGTGGATGCAAGTTGGATCGTGGATATACGACAATTTCGATGTGGCGTCGGGCGTCTCGTTCCTTCCTCACACTGATCATTCGTATCAGCAAGCGCCCTATCAAGACATCGAACGGGAAGAGTATCTCGAATGGCGGGAGAGATTCGGTTCCTTTGAGATCGACTGGGCCGCACTGTCCGAATACGAAAAAGAAGACAACACATCCGGCTCACGGGAGCTTGCATGTACGGCAGGTTCGTGTGAGGTGGTGGACTTGAATGCGGCATGACTGACGGGGGAGACATGCCGACGTGGTGGCAGTGGTGGCTCATCGGAGCTATCACTGTCAATACCGCTATCAATTTAGTTGTGTTCTTCAAGCACAGGTTCAAGAATGATCGAAGTAAAAATAACGCCTGAGATAGTCGAGCGTGCAAAAAAGAAAACTGCCACTGTAGGCGTCCTACAGGGCAGCATCACGGGCAGTTGTAGTCATGTGGTAGGGGCTATAGGCGAACTCATCGTAGCCGACCTCACGGGGGCTACAGAGGCGAATACGCACGACTACGATCTCGTCTTAGACGGAAGGCGTATCGATGTGAAAACCAAACGATGCAATACGCCACCCAAAACGTACTATGACTGCTCGGTGGCCGCACACGGATCGAAGCAAGACTGCGACTCGTACGTTTTTGTACGCATCAAGATCGACGGCACACGTGCGTGGGTCTTGGGCGAAATAGATAAGCGTGACTTCTATAAAAATGCCACGCACCACCGCCGGGGAGATGTTGATCCGGACAACGGATTTGTGTTCAAGGCGGATTGCTACAACCTTGCAATCAGCGAGTTACAAGACATTGAAACCGAAAGCACAACTATTCAAGCTCGAAGCTAACCTACTCACTAACGGCAACGTCGAACTATTGTACGACTCCGTACGTCCGGAAGATTTCGAACGTGCAATGAATGAAGGGATGCCGGAGTACGAGGGTTCGCACTCGGTAGCATCCCTTCTTCGTTACCTTCGTACCGTAGCCGACGAGACTATGCAGAAGTCTTCTTCTTACCTTTAGTAGCTCCCGCGATACGATCTGCGGCTGTCGGCTTCGGGTTGTTGTCGATACCGGCTTTGACACTGAGCATACCAAATTCAGAGGCTTCACCACCCTTTGCCATCATACCCGTATTCGCAAGTTTAGGCTGTTGCATCATCGTGTTTTGCATCTGATTTTGCTGGCCTTGCTTCGCTGACATCATGCCACCCCCGTAAGCCTTCTTGCGGGGTTTTTTCATCATGGCAGTGCCACCGTACATCATCGGCTTACGCTTGGCTGCACCACCATACATCATGGCCTTGCGCGGGCCGTTGTTGTACGTTTTCATCTTAGTTCCCCTGTTGTGGTTCTTGTTCGTCGCCACCAAAGTCGAATAGGTCTATGCCTTCGCTAACAGTTGTCGCAGCAACGACTCCTGCCTCTACGAAATTTTCACCCATGTTGGTGACGAGTTCTTCAAAGTTTAATCCGAGATACGCAGCTTCCGAAATGAGAAACGTCGTAATCTGCGTAGAGAAAGTATCGAGTTCTTTCTTTGTCATGTCTTTCGGGAACTCGATAAATCTGTGCATCAATCCTGCGGCGTTCTCGTCAACAGCAGCGAGTTTCATCATGTCGATGCCCGCTTGTGACGCTACAGCAACAGCGATTTCAGCAGCTACGTACTGAGGCGAAACCATACCACGACGTATGTTAAACGCTCGGGAAATGAGGCTGTTGACTCCGAACGGCTTGACAATTCCTTCCAAGCGAGGATCGAAATCGAGCGAAGTGTTCTTCATATTCATATACTGTGCAATATCTTTGATGTATTGCGCGTGATCTTCATCGAGTATTTCGGCTATATTATTGTAGGCTTTCTCGTTGTCTAAGAGCTTGAGAAGCTCACCGGGCTTCGTATAGGTCAATCCTACTGACTCATTTCCGAAGAAGCTATAGGCAACATTTCCGGGTTGAGCCTGAAGTCCCCCCACTTCTTGTAGTGCATCTATGAGTAATTTCTTTATTCCGAGATCAATTACCTCGTCGATTTCAAACTCTACACCGTCGATGTCAACCGTGGTTTTATCTGGATTGTTCCCGGAAAGAGCTACCCTAGCCTTTTCTTTTAGGGCGGCTAAACCTTTCGTCGTTCCGTTTATCAGGTAGGTTGTTGCGAAGTCTGACCCACTCTTAACTTTCGATCCACGAAGAAGCTGCCTCATACCTCTATCAGCAGCCTTGTCCCGCTTCTTGACGCTCTCTACTTGAGAGTCCACTTTCTTAGCGAAGTTCTGGAGATGTCCGACCGCCTCATCGCGATACTTTTCGTTTGTTGTGATGAGTCGTTCGATAGACCTCTCCTCACTGACAATCCCTTCTAAGTCGAATATCTTTACTTCGTAGTCCCGTCCCTTCGGGTTCTTGATCATTACAGTTGCTGCTTCTTCTACGAACGCCACGTTGTCCATGTCCATAAATTCTAGGTAATATCCGCCCGTTTCTTGCATCCGTTTAATTTCGTTTTGCACGGTTCGTGCCCCTTCAGACACGGCACCGACACGGAAGGGGGTAGTGTCGTCGAGTTTCTTAACAACGTCTGCTGCCCATACATCGTAGAAGAGTTCTTCCATCGAGCGTTTAAACGCAAAGAGACGCTTCATACTGTCTTCATCTCCGGCGTCAAAGAAGATGTTGCCGTCTACATCCCTATCACCGATTTCTGCGATGAGTTGGTGCATCATGCTCTGTAACTCACCCCGCTGAACGTCACTCGCACCGGGTTTTAGGGCTGCTTGAAATCTTTTAATTAGAGGGTTGAGAAACGTAATCGGATCGGCATTCGCCTTATAGCCGTAGCTAAATAGTTCACCGAAGAGACTAACCTCCTCATCAAACGCCTGTTCACGCTGCGCTTTAGTTCCGAACTGTCCGCTTATCTGTGCGCGACGTACCTTGTTGACAGGTCCGTCGTGACGATAGAACCTATCAAACCACAGAGTCTTGTAAGTGTCAGCAGCCGCTTGCCACTTGTTAGCAAACTCCGGATGCTGTTTCGCTACAATTTCTGCTGCTCTATCGGCAAAACCGTGATAGAGCCGTGCGAGTTGTGGGTTCTTGTTTGCAATAGCGTAGTCGTGGAAGGCGGACACAACGAGCATAACCTCTTGTGGTGTCGCTTTAAACGCCTTAAACTCGCCGCGTGACAACTTGAATCCGATCACGTCCATCAGGGTAGCATTTTCAGAAATGAAGTGTTCGCGTACGTTTCCGTTTTCGTCAAACTTTGTACGGTGATGGGAAAGAAGATTTTCTAGGTCTTCCTCTGTGAAACGATCCATCGTGCGACGGGCCATGTTCTCGAATACTTCACGAACACGTGATCCGAATTTACCCTTGAATACTTCCGATTCTTCAGAAAAGAAGTCGCGAATTTGTGCCGATGAAACTGGCTTACCAAACTCGGCGTCACCCATCAGGGAGAACATTTCGGTAATCATGCCGCCTACATCGACAGTCTTACCCTCCTGTGCAAACTCCTTATCGAGTGAAATAAATCCTACACGAGCCTGATCTTGTGCGCTGTCGAGATGATTTAACAGAGTAACTTCAGCCGTACGCGCCCGCTCCAAGAGATCATCACGTGTGCCGCGAGACTGACGAAGAGCATCTGCTCGTGCGACGAGAGCTTCGTTTACGTTGGCACGGGCACGGTTGTAGTACGAACCCCTGTCTAAACTTTCTTTGATGCCCTGCTGTACGTCAAACCCCACGTCGATTAGTCTATCGATGACTTGCCCGTTGATGGGTATAGACGGATCACTAACTCCGAGCGTGACGATCTCTTCGATTCGGTCACCGAGTATAGCAGCACTTCTATCCGCATCTGCCCCAGCGAGGTCTACAGCCTTTTGCATCGTATCGATGTAGTTTTCAATGTACTCTGCATCGTCCGGATCGAAGATGTTTTCTTTGAGCATACGCTTGAGATTCTGAATGCCGAAGTTCGCCTGTGTGATGTTTTTGTTCATCATCTCAGCGGCGGCTGCAGCTTCTTTTACCGACTTCTCACTCGACAGAGATACGACGCTAACCTTACTGAGGGCTAGGGCTTGTGCAGAACGCATCCATCCCAAGTTCGACATCGTAGCAAAGGATTCCTGAAATACTTTGAGTGCTTGGCCTTGCTTCTCTGCGGGCATAGCACCGACAATTCTTTTTTGGAGTTTCTTGTACGTTTCGATGCTATTGAGTACCATGCCCCTCGACTCATCGTCTAGGACACCGGCTAATTTTTTGACGTACTGAAGACTACGATATTCTTTGTACGAAAGGCGACTACCTCGCTCTGATTCTAGACGTTTTATATACGTGCGGAGGTCTGCATCAGTCAACGTACCAGTGAAGAGGTTAGGATTGTCTAGTATAAAATCCGCACCTACGTTTAGGAAACTCTCCATTCTTGCAGCAGAAGCGCCTACGATATCTCCGGCAAACTTATAGTTTATATACGCTCCCAAGCGGCCTAATCCGCCTAAGCCTATGATAGAATTCGGACCGGCTACAAAATATGCAAGTGCGCCCATCCCCTCTGCAGCGATGCGATCCCCACCGCCTAAAAATCCTGTGAGGTATTCTCCCGACATGTACTGGACAGTCGAGAGAGGTAGGGCCGTTGTGATTGTCGATCTTAAAACCGGACGACCGTGCATCTGTAGCTTTGACAAGAACAGTTGATTTTGGAGCAGAGCCTGTCTCCTGTCCAAGTCTTGAATGTCTGCTTGAAGGGCTTTTGGAAGGATCGCTGATCCACCCTTGAGATTGTGTTTCTTTAAGAGGTCGGCTTTGTCGCTTTCTACTTTTGCGATTTCATCTACAATTCGACGACTACCTGCATCTGCCGCATCGAAATCGAGAGCCTCTGAAATCAACTTAAAATTAAACTTTCCGAGCTTGTTGTCAGCTTGGAGATATGCAATCTTTTCCCCTGTGGACATACTCGCCAGAATTCCTGCGAGTTCTTCATCCCCCTTTGTCAACTCATCGATACGAGTGTTGACCTTTTCGAGTTCTTTTTTAGATTTTTTAACGCGCCCCCTCAACAGCGGAGCCATGATCGTTACCGTATCTATTGTAGCCGCGAACCACTGCTTAGAATCTGAAAGGGTATTGTACGATTCTGTAGCGATGAGTGCCGCTTGATCTTGAGACACAAACTCTCGGGGGTTTTTAGAACGTAGGGGTGCGCCGGTTGAGTCAGTCAAAGGAGTCAGAGTATCCGGATTGAGTAGCTGGGGATAGAGTATTTCTCTCGCACGTTCCGGATCGTCAGCGAACCTGCGTTCGACACGCTCTACGATGATATCGTTCATGTTTTCGTGGAGCAGTTGAACGCCCATCGGATCGAGGATCAGTTGTCGATAGCTTTCACGCATCGCCTCCCCGATAGGACGCCATTCATTCCACACCTCATCTAGGTCTTTGTCGCGAACGGTGTCGGGCAAAAATGTGCTACCTATATTGTACAGACCTGTCTCGACTGCTGTTGCAATAGCCATCGGCAAAATGTCGAGGATCATGTCCCCTGCAAAAAACGCCGCGCCTGTAAACATCTGCTCGTCGAATTTTGTTACGAGCAAGCTGCCGAGTTCATTCGTGGTGATCCCACCGAGAAGCTCCTCCTCGATGACGCCAATGTCTCGGGGGTCCATGCCTTCGACATTCAATCGACCGCGTATAGACTTCATCACCTCACTTTCGTACCCGTGTTGAGTACGTTGTGCATCAATCTGTGCAGTGTCACCCTCTGCAGCTTGCTCCATAGCCTCTGCAGTAGGTACGAATTGACCCGTGCCAAAAGCTGTCAAGCTAGTTTTAGGCTTGGTGATGTTGTAATTAGCGAGGAGACCTTCTAGTTGCATTTGTGCGCGTCGTGACTGCATGTTGTTAGGGTCACGCGCTGTTTGCAACATTTGTGCGAGAGTTTCGTTACTTACCCCCGCAACAGAAGGGGCGTTGCCCGTCTCGATGAGCCGAGCAAACGTACCAAAATCTATATCCCCCCGCTGTGTTTCGAGGCTTTCTGTCATGCCCTCGCCGAGAGTTTCACCCGGTGCATACTGGACATCCGCTCCTGTGCGAGAATCGACAGGCACGTCGAGGATACCGGCACGACCGATAGCCTTTCCGGGGGCTTTGAGAAGCTCTCCTGCCGTGCTAGAACCGGGTACGCTAGGCGGTATAGTTGTCGCCTCTTCGATAGCGGCGGTTCCCTCACGAATGGCCTTCACGGTTTCTTGCCCAGACGTATCTACAATCTCCACAGGCTTATCCGGCTTGGGTAGCACAGGCTGAAGAATCGTATCTTTTTCTGCGTTTTCGACCGCAACTGCCATCAGATGTTTTTCCCTGTATTTGGAAGATATGTTGTAGGCATTTCAGGCATCAAGTCACCCCTGTTTAACATCTCGATAATTTTGTTATCTGTCACGGGCATATAATCGTCGCCCATCCATTCGCCGTTGCCTTTTGGAAGATATTTTTTTCCGCCGTACATTACGCTCCCACCCAACTCGTCGTTTGTAAACACAGGAGTTGATGTCTCTTTTATGTCCCGCTGTAGAGAACCGGCACCCACATATCCTGCAGCCTTGCTCAACTCATTGAGAGCGTGTGCGCCGTGAATACGGAGTTTGTCTACGTACGTGGCTTCAGAGGTAGACCCGGCAAACGGAGCTATGAGGCTATACCTATCTCTCTGGAATTCGAATTCCCTGATGGCAACTTTAATTTTTACTTCCATAGCTGCGGGTGTGTCTAGGTTGCCCGAAAGTCTTTGGAGCATCTGATCAACGTCTTGGTTCGACAAGCGACCCGACGGATCGGCGGCACGAGCCATAGCAAAGGCGAGAGAGATACGCAGAGATTCAAACTCTGCATACATGTTGCCCATTTCTTGCATCGTCATGCCGCCGTCTGTTCCGTTCCTCACGCGACGTTCGTGAGCGGCTTCACCGTTCTTACGTGCCTGTTGAATTTTTGCGTCAAGACCCGCTAAGTACGATGTGGTCATAAAATCTTGTTCGAGTCTTGCTCGTTCTACGTAACCCTCTTCGTAAGCTGCGGCGAATGCAGGTTGATCAGTTTCGTCATCGATAACGACAGTATTTTTATAATTACTCACGACTACATCAGAGGTGAGGCTTGCATATACGTTCGCTGAAGCGTCTCGCTCGGAGCCGATAAAGAATCCGAAAATATCTTTTACCGTAGCCAAGCCTTTTGCAAACTTGTATACAACAGGGGCCGTCTCAAAAGACTTTGATACATCGAGAAGTCTTCCGAGTCCGATTTCGTCACTGAGAACCTTGTCCATCGCCTCCTGAGTATTGACAATTTCTTGCATGTCTTTGCCAGTTGCTTCGAGACCAAAGTTCACTTTGGCTGCGTAGAGTTCTGCGGTGAAGAACGGCTCGTCAGACGGTCGGGTTCCCGGTATCTCGCCCTTATCTCCTACACGCTCCGTCTTTCTGAAAAGCTGTGGCTTGTGGAACATACCCAAGATGAGCGCCATCTCTTGTACGCTGTCAGTTTTTGACCGCAAACTTTTTAAAACGTCCGTCGAGCGTACCTCATCCATTGCTAGGGTAGCCATCGTCGTAGCATCAAAAAAGTCTGTGGTTATGTCGTTTTCAACGGCCCATTCCATAGCGGTGTTAAAGAGATTTAGTCGTTTATTTTGGGGTATGATTTTAGCGTATCTATAGTATCTTTTATTGAAGGCTTTGGTGTCTCCCGGTTTAATGCCAAATGCTTCGTAGAGGGCATCCATCACGGCTTGTTCATTAGAGTCTTCTGCTTTAGGAATGACATTTATGGTCATACCATTGCCCGTGTCGTCTACATCTAAATCTACCGATTCCGCGTCTTCAATTTCTCCTGTGAGTTTAGTTCCGATAATATTGTCAGTGAGACCTAACTTTTCTGTTAGAGACTGTGATAGTTGCACCATGTATCCGTATTGACCGAGATCGGGAAGTCCTGCACCTTGAGGCCGATCTCCAAATAATTCCGTAGCAAACACGCTGCCGTTGAGTTGTGCTAGTTGTTTTAGTTCATCTTTTACTTCGTCCGGTAATGCGCCAAACTTGTCCATGTCTTGCTGAAGTGCGACATTTAAACTTGTTATGTTCGCAGCGGCAGTAGCCAAGCTCGTCGGAGCTTTGATTGCAGTCGGAAACTGGTAATACGTCTTACCGTCGTAAGATATGACAGAGTCAGGATCGTACTCGTATTTGTCATCAGGCTTCGCCGTAGTTTCAAGCTGTCCGAGTAAGCCTGTTACATCTTCCTCTGTGATAACATTCGCGCCTCGTGTACCGAACAAGTCGATCCCACCCTGCGCGTCGAGGTTCTGATACCCCCGCTGCACATAGTCCTGTATGACGCCAATGTTTTTATTGTTGAAGTTATCGCCCACACCTGCCGTAATCAGCGCGGTGCTGAGTGCGTCTAAACGCTCTCGTTCACCCTGCCGACGTTCCATCTCACGTCCGATGTTTTGCGTGAAACCCTGTACGAGTCCTGATGCAAGTGCGAAGCCGATACCCATCGCTTATGATCCCTTCTTCTTCTTCGGTTTTTTCATGGTCATGAAGTTTTCTTCGGCAGGAGGTTGCGGCGACCGTCCCTTGCGAATGCCCTCATTGATAGACTCACTCACGTAAGCAAACATAGCTGGGTTGTTTTCTTTCATCATCGCAAAGAATGTGGCATCATCCATCTCGTCTTCGGTGAGAGCGTCGTCGTTTTCGAAGAGACGGTAGGGTATGTTCGCCTCTTCGGCCATGTTTGCAATGTAGATGCCGAGCGGCCCCTTGATGAGCAAACCTACGTCCGGTGAAAATCCACCCTCTTGAAAGGCTTGGAAAACGTACCCCTCAACGAGTGCCTCTACGGACGCACCGATCATAAGGAGTTTTATCATTTCATCTCGAACGTGCGGTACTTTGAGCGATTCTACGGCTCGATTTAGCACCGTCTCCGGATCAACCTGTTCTTGCGGCTTACCCCACGGCCAACGCTCGTTGTCAGACGTGAGACCGTAACCCGGAGGTGCCATAGCAAACGGGTCTTTAGCCTCGATAGAACCGCGCGGAGGGAGAGTTTCTTCAGCCATTATGCACTCTTTGTTTTTACGTTTATGTCACTCGGGGCATCAAGAGTCAGTTTTGGATCACGTCGCGCTCGAACCAAAAGAGGAGAGGCATATTTCTGAGCGTAGTCACGGAATTGAGGATTAGTTGCATTAGCCATCATGTTAGCAGCCGCTGTCTGAACATCTACGTTAGACGCTAACATACGCTGCGCCGGAGTTAGACGCCCAGCCTGTCCTGATCCGCTAGAACCCAAGCCCATCTGCCCGAGAGAACGCGCCCTTATTGCCGGTGTAGGCGCAGTGAAGGGTGTCACGGCTTTCCTATCACCAAACGGTAAAGCTCCGGTACTCATCAAAAATGAATCTGCAAGACTTAAACCTTCTTTTTTTGAACTGCCAGCAGCAGCAGCCGTGCCGCCACCGCCTCCCCCCACTGCCGCAGCCAAAAGAACGGGGGCTATTGCCGCTGCAAAATTAGTAAGAGACATATCAGTTAGTTCCTCTGTTTCCGTACCACAAAGCGAGCCAGTTGCCGATACCGGCAGCTAACTGATCTTTTTGTTGTTGGCTATAGAGTGATTTGGTGTTCGCGAACTCCATAGCCATTATACCTACTTCGTGTTGTCTTTGCAAGTACGATTCGTTTTTCTGAAAGTTCCACGCGGCGTTGTCACGATACTTTTGCCACAGGTTATTGAGAGCGTTCTGGCTCGCGGTAAACTGATTCTGTACGTTTATGCGATTCGTTTCGTTTTGCACGGCAGTGTCAGCAGTGTTGACTTGTCTGCGCCACTGTACGTTTGATTGATCGATGGCGTACTGCATATTTGCATTGAATTTTTCGCGGTTGTCGCGCATCGCAGAGTTGAATTGTGCTTGAGAGTTGATTTCACCAGCGTTGAACTGATCCGTAGCAGCCATACGGTTAGCGTTCGCCGTCTCAACTTGTGACCCGAGTTCGGCAAAGAACTCCTCAACCTGTAGCTCATTCTTTGCGTTGAACTGCTGGCGTGCGTTTTCTTCAGCGGAGTCCTTGAAGATGGCTTGTGTCAGGGCGTTGTACGAAAGAGTGTTCGACTGTTGTTTTGCGTCGAGGTTTTTAGTTTCGGTGGCGAGAAGAAGTTGAGCATTCGTTACGGCGCTTTGCAGTCGGGCGGACAGATTTGCTTTGTCCATAGCAGCAATCTGAGCAGCGTTAGCGAGGGCAGTTTGCTGTTGATTGTTGAGATTCTGTAGTTGAATCGTAGCGTACTTTTGTGCATCTTGTGCGGCGATGACAACGCCCGACTCCATGACAGCCTGTGTCATAGCCGCTGCAGCCATAGACGATGCACCCAAGCCACGAGCTTGCATAATACCCGCCACTTTACGTACGGCAGGAGCGGCGAAGGCGGGCATAGGCTTACCCTCTTCGATACTACTCAGAAGCTGTCCGAGTTGAAACTGTGTGGTTGCCCGCTCGTCGAGTTCTTGAGTGGCTGCAGTTGCTGCCGCACCCGGAGAGAGTGTACCCTCAACGCCTGTCATATCGACTTGGGGTATTACTGTAAACTGTTCGGCCTGTAGTCCCGTAACTTGAGGTTTAATTTTTTGTGTAGCTCCGACTTGTCCCAAATCAGCCGAAGAAACAGGGGCCGTGACTTCGATACCGGTGGTAGGAGCAATGGCGGTCGGAGCTACGACTTGTCCGGAAAGCTGTGCCCCGGTCGTTGTCTGTATCTCATCTGTCTTGACCGTCGGACGCACCACATCAACTTGGGGTAGTCCTGCCTTTTGTCCGGCAGCAATAGTGCCGATTTCGGTCATCAGGTCTGCGTCAGTGGATATCTTGTCTTGTTGAGCCATCTTTACCTAATTCCCATAAATACTGTGACAACCATAGCCACGACTAAAATCGTACTCCCCATGATCATCGCTTCAAGACGCCACATGCGCTTGTCTAAACCCTCTAGCTTCTCTTGCACAGCGGCATACCTGATGGCGCACTCCTTCTCGTGCGCTTCGAGTTCCATCTGGGTTTTGAGTACGGGTTCCATCGCCAGCTTCATCAGTCAGCGTCAGCGATTGTCAAGTCACCGGCTGCGACCCGTTTCTGAATTTCGATCCATTCGGAATTGTTTTCATCGACTGGAATAACCGTTTTTACGTCCCCTCTAGTCACAACTACATGCTGCGCTGTGCCGCCTGACTTAGTTTTAAAATTACAATATTGATACATTTATAACTCCGACGAAAAACCGATTGAGCCACTGCCGTTGGGCAATACACCATACATTTTTTCAGCACTCAAACCACTGCTGACTTGCATGACAAGTGTC